CTTTGCACAATGATAGCAAAATGCTAGAAGAAATGGGAATAGCTCGTAGCTTCATCTCTGCAGGAGAACAGAAGATTCCTTTCGCCGCTGATGGATCTTGGAAGCCAGAGTTTATTGCAGATTTACAAAATAAAGTAGATACAATGTATCAATCATTTTGTGAGCATGTGTCTAAATATACAGGACTTACTGTAGACAGTATTAGGAGTACGCAAGCTAAGTGTTTCCTCGCAGATGATGCTTTAGCTTTAGGGTTAGTAAATAGCGTGATGACACGTTCTGCTTTTGTTGAGTACATTTTATCAAAACAGAATAACTAGGAGTAGGGATGTTAGACAAATTAAAAAAAGCAGCTAAACAAGTTTTCACTGCACAAACGGATGAAGTTATGCCAATCTTAGCAGAAGTAATTAACGAGGATATTAAGCTAGATTCAGAAGGTATGCAAGCAGAATTTTCAGCTTTGAAAACTTCTTTTGATTCTCAAGCTTCTGCCCTCGGTAAATTAACAGAAGAGTTTTCAAAGTTACAAGCAGAGGCAAGTAATTACAAGCAAGAGTTAGACGCTGCATTAAGCTTAGTTGCTTCGTTACAAAAAGAAAATAAAGATACAAAGATGTCGGCTAGGAAGTCTGTAGTTGAAGCATCTATCGGTACAGAAAAAGCTGGTGCATTCTTGGCAGCAACAGAGGGCTTGGATGATGCAGCATTTGACGCTATTGCATCTGCTCTAGCAAGCTCGTTGGACGTGGAAGCTAATTCCCCTATGTTTAAAGAAGTTGGCGTGACAGGCAAGACACAGAGCGAACATGTAGCAAACGAAGAAACAAAAGAAATGAAAATACTCAAGAAAAAGTATGCCAAGAAGCAGTAAGAATGTTACTAAGAAGTTTAATTAAAAGGAATATAAAATGAGCGTAATTGCTACAAGCACTAATGTTTTCTCAACTGTTATCAAGCATGAATACGAGCCAAGCGTAGGTTTTTGCCGCGAAGCTGTCACCGTGTACGACGCAGCTAGCACTTTCACACCGGGTTCTGTTCTTGGTCGTTTCCTAGCTAGCCCTGTTTGCACTCCTGCAGCAGTAGTTGGTACAGGTAATGGATCTATCGGCACTGTCACTGGCACAGGTAAAGCTGTCATCGGTACTTATACACTGCGTATTGTGTTGGCCGCTACTAATGCAGGTAACTTTGAATTGTTTAACCCTAACGGCGTGTTGGTTGGCGTGGGTACTGTTGGTACAGCATTCGTATCACCAGACATGACTTTCACTTTAGCTGATGGCTCTACAGACTTTGCTCTTGGTGACACTATCGCTATCGCTGTAACTGGTACTTATAAGTACAAGCTCGTAGAAGCTACTGCAACTGATGGCACAGCCGTTGCTGCAGGTATCTACATCGCTGATGTAAGTGGTAACTCTGGAGACGTAGCTATCGCGGCTAATACAGATACTACCGTTTTGGCAATTGTTCGTGGCCCTGTTGTGTACTCGAAAGATAAGCTTTCTTTCGGAGCTTCTGTAGATACTACTGCAGAGAAGAACAAAGCATACGCAGAATTGGCGGCTCTCGGTATTGTTGCTGCTACCACAGCCTAATTAACAATACTATAATAAATAAATAAGGAAATATTATGATCGTCAGAAGTTTTGCTAATGGTTTTGAACTCCAAGATTGGACACAAGAAGTAAATGTTATCCCTAATACATGGGGTACTATTGGACAACTTGGTATTTTTGATGCAGAGCCTGTAGCCGAGCATACAGTTGTATTTGAAGAAATTATCAAGAACGGTGCATTGATTGTTGATCGTGTTCGCGGTGATCGTGGTAGCGTAGGTAAAGATGCTGTTCGTAAGTTGCACTCTTTTGCTGTACCTCATTTCCCATATGATGACTACATCTCCCCAAGTGACTTGCAAGGTAAGCGCGCTTATGGCTCCCCTTCAGATGCTGAGACATTGGAAAATGTCCGTACTCGTAAGATGGAAATCGCTCGCCGTAATCATGCTATGACTCTTGAAGCTGCTCGTGCTCAAGCTATCGTTGCTGGTACTGTTTATGCTCCAAGTGGTACTGTATCACAAAACTGGTTCACAGAGTTCGGTAAGACACAAACTTCAGTTGACTTTGTACTTGGTACATCTACTACCGAAGTTATGGGTAAGATTGAAACTGCCCTTGCTGCGATTCAAGACAATGCTGGTAGCTCAACATCCATGACTGGTGTAGTTGCTTTGTGCTCCCCTACTTGGTTTGCTAAGTTGATTGCTCATGCAACTACTAAGACAGCATATTCTTCATACTCAAGTATGCAAGAGCCATTGCGCCAACGTCTAGCTGCTGGTGGTAGTGCTACAGTGTTACGTCGTGAATTTTACCACGGCGGTGTGCTTTTCATCGAAATGCGCGATGCTTACAACAGTACTCAGTTGATCCCAGCAGGTAAAGCTTACATGTTGCCACAAGGTACAGATGCATTTAAGACATACTTCTCTCCAGCTAATCGTTTTGGTTTGACTAACACATTGGGCGAAGAAGTTTATATGTTTGAATACCCAGAGCCACGCGGTACTAAGATCGAACTCGAAACAGAGTCTAACTTTGTTAACGCTTTGCTCCGTCCTGAGTTGGTCATCGAATTGACAAGCTCTAACTAAACGTAGCAGTTTAGTAAATTTAATAGCCCCTCTTGGGGCTGTTATTTAAAGCTATTTACAATAACGCAGATAGCTTTAAATAATAATAGGAGATGTAGAATGGCAAATATTGACCCTACAACAAGCATTGGGAAACTAAGGCTCCGTTGTGGTGATTTCATGGATATACCACTAATGCCAGATGCAGTGTATCAGTCTGCGTTAGATGATAATGACGGTAATCTGCCTAGAGCTTCTATCTTAATGGCACAATATATTTTAGCTAGCCTAACATGCCAAGTACGTCAGAAGCTAGCACAAGTAGAAGTGTATGGGGATCAATGGTATTCACAATACTTGTCATTTATTAAAGCAACACTACTCAACCCTAATTTTATGCAGATAGCTCCAATACCTTACGGAGCTGGTATCACTGTAACACACCCTCTGCAGCAATTTCAAGAGGATTGGAATAACAATTACTCAAGTGGTACTCAATCTCAAGATATGAATCTATCCGCTATAGGGGGATTTACAGATGGCACAAATTACGGCTATTAACCAACTGGATAGAGTTGTTACTAATTTTATGAGTAGGTATGGAGTTGCTGCAAAAGTGCTAGTAGCTGGCAACCCTGTTTATGACCATGACACTCAGATTGTAACATCGACAGATGTTGAATATACAGTGAATGCTATGTTCTTTGACATGACACGGCAGATGAATGGTATTCGGGATATTGCTAATAGCTTGGTGCAAGAGGGTGATAAGCAAGTGTTTATTCAACCCACCGAGAAAGCTAATGTAGCTTCAGCAGCGATGCCCATTCCGCAGGCCAATAAAGATAAAGTGCAAGTAGGTAGTAAGATTTACAAGATAGTAACAGTGAAGCAATTAAACACGACGATGGACAATTGTGTATTTTATGAATGCTATTGTAGGGAATAGCTACCGTAGCTAGGTAGTCGTTAATTTGACAACATTATTTAGCAATGTTATAATTCAAGTCAAAAGGGGTATATGGGATCTTTTACAGCTTCCTTAGAAAAGAATATAAACAAAGTATTAACAGAAGTAAATGACAAGTGTTACATTATATCTTTTGATCTTTTTACTAAAGTTGTTTCTTTATCTCCTACTCAGCCTTCAGCTAAATATGCTAAAGGTCATTTCATAAATAATTGGTTCTCTGCTGCCAACACTTATAGCATGTCCACCACTCCATCGGTAAGCTATGATGGTATGTCAAGTTTATCCAACATTGCAGCATTAAAATCCACCAAAGTATTCTTAGGCACTGATGGCTTTGTCAGCTTAAGCAACTCGCTTAGTTATGCGCGGAATGTGGAGTATGAAGGATGGAAAAAAAGTGAGAATCCTAGCTGGACTGGTACTGTAGGGCCGTATGCTCCCGTAAGAACAGCGTTAACAATGACAGCAGCAAAGTATAGGTAGGAATGGTATATGAGTATTAAAACAGAGTTACAAAAAAGAGTAACAGATTTTGCCACTGCTCAAAATATCCCTGTAGCTTTGCCGAATGTTCCTTTCACAAAACCTGCGATTACAACAGGTAAGTTTCTAGAAGTAATATTTTTAGGTTCGGTAACAATTAATCCAGACATAGGGGCGGTAAGTGAACGAGAAACTGGAGTTATGCAAATTAATGTATGCGTTCCTTTGGGGCAAGGTGACGGGATTGGCGATGCATTGGCAGCCAATATTAAAAACCTTTTTCCAGTAGTTCCTAAGACGGGAACAGTTAGCATAGAACGTCCCGCCAATATAGCACAATCAATTACAAGAGAAGATGGATGGAGAGTAATTCCTATCAGCATCTCTTACAGACAAGAACGTTAATTAACTCAAAAGGAAATACAGTATGGCAGTTATTACAGAATCGACAGTAACAGGCGTAAATGGCGTAGTTACTCTTACTAGCACAACACTCGGAGCCAGCGACACATTGGTGTATTCGTCAGGCACAGGCCAGTATTTGGAACTGAGCAATTCCACAGGTGGCTCTTTG